GCCACCATATGATATCACAATAGGTAAAGTTACCACAGGATTGCGTAGTTTAACCGCACAAGTAATTAAACAATAAATACAATAAAGGTATAACAATATTATGATAATGCAGGACTTTGGTGGTGATTACGCTTCAATGACTATGGACTCGGATGGTGGAGGCTGGACCTTTTTCGGAGGCGGCGGCGGCGGCGGCGGCGGATCTGACTTTGGTGGTGGCGGAAGTTTCTTTAACTCTAATAACTTTGATGGCGGCTTTGATTATACACCTGTGAACGACTTTGGTGGTGGCGGCTTTGACAATGTTATGAACGATACCGTAATTAACAACAATCTACCAGGTTGGATGGATCCTACATACTTTACACCTGGACAAGCAGATTTAACAACACAACCTCTTGATTCATCATATACTAGTGACACTGGAGCAATTAACGACTATAGTGGTGACTATACAGCGCCGGCTGACAGTAGCCCAACAAGCACAACTGAGACACTCGCAGACATAGGTAACCAAACTTACACAGGCGGCGACACATTTGACACAAGTAATGTAGATTGGGACAATGTATTTGCCAACGTTGATTTAGGAAGTTTTACCCCTGATACTGTTGCGAATTTAGTTGACACAAATCTTGGTAACTTAGACTTATCTAGTTTGAACACAATAGCAGACACTACACCAGTAACTACAGCAGTAGATACACCTGTGACTACTGTATCTAATGTAGTAACAACACCAGTAGTAAACACAGCAACACAACCAGTAACAGAATTGCCCAGCACAACAGCGAATGTTACATCGGTTAATCCTGCTGATACAGTCACAGTAGCAAACACTGGATCAACATTCAGCACAAATGCTAGTGACTATGTTGAACCAGCATTGACAGCATCAAACATTGGTGGAGTAGTTACAACAGATTATGGAACGTTTGGCAATACAGTATCAAGCAATGTAGTATCAAACTTGCCTGCTGATAGTGTAGCAGTACAAAATTCAGGCTCAAACACATATACCATAGTTGATACTACTAGTAATAATGTATCGGTAGTAAACAATCAAGGTCAAACAGTTATTGATAGTAGCGCAATTGCCAATGGTGTAACACTTGTTAACAATGCTACAATAACAAATATGGTTGATAGTGGGCAGATAACATTAGTTGATGCTAACACAATACCTGCAGGTAATAGTGTTGTATTATATACAGGCGACCAAATATCATATGAAGGGGCAAATGGAGTATACACTACAAATGTTATAGTACAAACAAGCGATAATGTAGTCGTATCAATACCTGCTGTAACATTATCAAATGGTACAACTACTGGAACAGTTATTAACTTTGACCCAGCGAACTCCGCATCATCAACAACAACTATAAACGATACAGCAACTACACAAGTTCAAGCAAACACATCACCGATCGGTGGTATACTTGGCACAGGCACAAGCGATCCAAACGCAAACACATCAGCATTGTTTGGTGAAGGTTCATACGCTGGCAACGCATTATTAACAACTGATATTGCTCCAATTGGAACTGGCGTAGGCCCTACTGAAAACATTGATTTAGGTAATGTAATATGGATGCCTAATCTATCTGATGCTACTACATCAACTACTGATACATCAAGCACCAATCCAAACGCAGCAATATCAACAACTGATTCGCAGGCTAACACAGCAGTATTAGATACATCTAGTACAGCGTCAACTACAGCAAATGTAGCAACGATTGACACAACTCAAAATGGTAACGCAACAACAATAACATTTGATGATGGTTCCACGATGACTTACAATAGTGATGGAACCGTTTCTACAACAGCAACAACTAGTGATTCTACACAAGCAAATGCTAATACGGTAAGTGGACCTGTAGTTGCTGGGGCAACATCGTTTACAACTACTGACGGAGCAAGTGGTATAGTAGGACCTGTGACTCCATCTGATATTGTAACAGCAAATGTATTAACAGGGGCAACTGGAATAACATCAGTATTGCCTGTAGTTCCGTCTGACACTGGTGACGGTGGTGGCGGAGCAACTGGTATAACAGTAACTGGCGCCACTGGCATAAATGGTTCAACAGGATTAGTTGTTGTGGGAGCGACTGGAGAAGTTACAGGCGCAAGTGGAACAACAGAAGGCGCAAGTGGCGTTACCGGAGCAAGTGGCACCGAAGGTGCTACAGGATCTACTGAGGGTGCAAGTGGCGTTACCGGAGCAAGTGGCACAGAAGGTGCTACAGGATCTACTGAGGGTGCATCTGGTGCTAGCGGAGCAAGTGGCGCATCTGGTGCAAGTGGAGCAAGCGGCGCATCAGGTGCTAGCGGCGCAAGTGGAGCAAGTGGCGCTTCAGGCGCTAGCGGCATAGAAGGCACCTCTGGATCTACAGGTGTTATTGGGCCAGTAAGCCCAGACGATATAATAGGTGCTAGTGGCTTCCCAGGAGCGACAGGCATAGTAGTTGGAGCATCAGGAATAGTTGGAGCAACAGATGGTGCATCAGGTGTAGAAGGTGCTAGTGGAGCAAGTGGCGCTTCAGGCGCTTCAGGCGTAGAAGGTGCTAGTGGAGCAAGTGGCGCTTCAGGCGCTTCAGGCGTAGAAGGTGCTAGTGGCGCTTCAGGCGCTTCAGGCGTAGAAGGTGCTAGTGGAGCAAGTGGCGCTTCAGGCGCTTCAGGCGTAGAAGGTGCTAGTGGCGCTTCAGGCGCTTCAGGCGTAGAAGGTGCTAGTGGCGCTTCAGGCGCTTCAGGCGTAGAAGGTGCTAGTGGAGCAAGTGGCGCTTCAGGCGCTTCAGGCGTAGAAGGTGCTAGTGGAGCAAGTGGCGCTACGGGAATAACAGGAGCCAGCGGTGCCACAGGATCTACCGGCCCAGGTGCAAGCGGCGCTACAGGATCTACTGGTGGCGCATCGGGAGCAACAGGTGCCAGCGGAGCGTCAGGCGCTAGTGGAGCAAGTGGCGCTTCAGGCGCTAGCGGTGCATCCGGAGCAAGTGGAGCATCTGGAGCAAGTGGTGCTTCAGGTGCTAGCGGAGCAACTGGCATCGTTGGAGCAACTGGCGGCGCTACAGGTCCTACTGGAGCGAGTGGAGCAAGTGGTGCATCAGGCGCTACAGGCATTATAGCAGACTATTTAAATCCAGGATTTATTCGCCCAGGTTCATTCTACGATACAAGTGACATTGCTCAAAGTAAAAACTATTGGGGACAACATGCGTTCCAAACAGGTCCTACATTTAATGAGACATTGTTTAATACACAGCCTCAGGCGCCTAATACACCGTGGGGCTTACAACAACTTGCTAAACCGTTAACAAGTCAAGATATACAAGACTTGATAGATGGAAAAGAACTTAAATCAACAAAGGTCAAAGATGCTACACGCAGAGTTCCAATTACAGATGCTAACAAGAATGTAATGAACTTTGACTATAGTAAAGTTGGACAATTAAAAACAATACCTACTACACCTCTAGCAAAAACTACAGCAAATAATACGGCTACTAGTGATGCTACAGCATTATCAATGATACCTACTGGCTATGATAAGGTAACTAAAGAACTTGGACCACAATGGTTCAACAAACAGCAAGCAGCGGCAGCAGCGGGTGACTGGGACACTTATTATACGATACAACAACAAGTTGCTAGCATAATGAAAACGCCCAGATAAGCAAAGTATACTAAATATAATATAAAGGATAATACCAATGAGTTTTGGAAAATCATCATCAACAACAACCCCTACACTAACGCAAGAGCAAAAAGATCAAATTGCCGCGCAAACAGGGTTCTTTACGGGAACAATAGCACCCACATACACAAATGCTGTTACAGGCGCTACTGATGTTTACAATAAGAATGTGGGTGGTGTAGTTAACGCAGCACAAAATCTTGCTGGGACAGCAGGACAAGCACAACAAGCATTGGGTGAAACTGGTGAGTCAGCATTACGCACAGGCATTGGTGGTCTTGAAAGTTTGTTTAGTCCAGACTATGAGAAGAATCAGATCATGGCAGCGATGGGTCCTGCTCAACAACAATATCAACAAAACATTGCGGCACAAAAAGCACAATTTGGTGGCACTGGTAATCTAGGTAGTGCTAGAGAAGCATTAGCAGGACAGCAACTAGCAGGTCAAGCACAATCACAACAAGCAGCAACAGCAGCACAGATTCAAAGAGATGTTGCAGCACAAAGAGCAGGAGTTGGAGCAACACTAGCAAATTTAGGTCAAGGCGGCATTGGTCAAGCATTAGGCGCAGCAGGTCAACAAGTATCAGCAGCAATGACACCACAACAATTATACAATCAATATGCTAGTGTAATCTTTGGAACACCAGCAGCAAGTTATACCCCTGACTTTAGAGGCACTCAATCAACTTCAGAAACAGGTAGTAAAATGGGTTTTAATGCTGGCGACGCATTTAAGTTCTTCTAAGGATTAATGATATATGGCTTATGAAAATTATGACGCATTTGGTGGACAAGAAACTGAAGAAGATCGCAGACGCAGACTAGAGCAAGAAGCACTTGCCCAAGCTGGTGGCGCTAAACCAGGTCTTGGAACACCTAATGAAACACCTGAAGGTGCTCCAGTGGCACCTGTTAGTCCGGATCAACTACAACAAAATGTTCAGGTAGATGAACAAAGAGCGCAAAGAGAAGCGCAAGCAAGAGCATTACAACAACAAGCAGCATTACAGCAGCAGCAACCAGCGCCACAGCAGGATCAAGGTGGATTAGGAAATATAAATCCTATTAATAAACAACAATATTTAGGGCAACAACCAGTACCTCAACCTGCACCACAACCTGTAAGTCAATTCAGTCCTGGCTATGGTCAACAAGGTCCGGGTATGAGAATGCCACAACAAATGGCACAGCCAGGTATTAATTTACAAGCAGCAGCACAGAAGTATCAGGAGATACAAGATGATCCATTAAAGTTGTTACAATTTGGAACACATGCTCAAGTCCCAACATACTTACAAGATCGTGCGAAAAGTCGTGCAGCAGACATTATCAATCAACAAAGAGATAAGCAACAAGCACAAGAACAATTACAAACTATGAGTCCTAGTGATTTAGCATCAGCATTGAAGCAAAGAACTAGTGGCGGCAGTTGGCTAAAAGCAATTGCGTTTGGTATGTTGGGTATGCAACAATCAGCACAAGAAGAAGCAGCAAAACTAGGCTTAGGTAAAGATACCTACACTCAAATTAATGGTCAACCAGCAATTGTAAAGATGTCAGCAAATGGTACACCTATTAATGGCTACAATGCGGCAACTGGTAAAGCATTAACTCCAGAAGAACTTGTAATGGCAGCACAATATAGTACAGTACAAAAAGGTGCTGAAACACATACTGGCAAGATGCAGGATGTAACTACTGGTGAAGTTTATTATGAAAGAACTACACCACAAGGTATTCAATTAGTTGATAACAATGGTAAGATTTACAAAGGCGCTAGCAACAACCTACGCCCATTTGGTATTGGTAGTGATATCAACACTAAAAACACAATTCAATTACAAGAACTACAAAACAAATTAGCATACGCTGGTCCTACAGCAAGTGCTGAAGTTAGAGAAAGAATCATTGGTGAAAGTGAAGCCAAGTTTGGTCCATTGCCAGAAGAATATAAACGACAAATTAGAGGTGGAACACCATCACCTGCTGGTGTGGCTCAAAACAGAATACCACCAGGTGGAGCACCAGCAGCAACTACTAGTGGCGTAGCACCATGGCAAGGTAATCCTGCTGATTTAGTTAAGCAAGCATTGACTATAACTAATCCAACAGATCGTCAAGGCGCTATCAATAGTTTAGTAAAACAATATGGGCCTGATGCTGTTAAGCAATTAGTAGCACAGGCAACTCAACCACAACAAGCACAAAGACCTGTTGCTCCTGTAGCACAAGCACCACAAGCACCAGTCGCGGCACCAGTTGCTCCAATTGCTAGTAGTCCTGCTCAAAGAGAAGCACAACTTAAGGCTCAACAAGAAGCAGAAGCGGCAGAAATACAGAAACAGAAAGAATTAGACCTTGCTAGATTAAAGCCGCCAGAAGCAGCATTAGGCACAAACGCAGCACAAGATGTAAAGAATCAATACTTTGCTGATCAAACATATAGTTTAGTACAACCAATCGCAAGTTTGATTAAAGAATCTACTGGATCTGGTCTTGGAACTAGCGTAGATACTTTAGCAAGTAAGATTGGTGTTGGCACAAAAGGTCAACAAAACATTGCTAAGTTAGAAGTATTGGCTTACCCATTACTTGCTAATACGCCACGCTTTGAAGGCTCACAATCTGATTATGATGTTCAAGTTTACAAGCAAGCATCAGGCGCTTTTGCGGATAGCAAGAAGCCAGTTGAAGTTCGTCTAGCAGCATTACAAGCAATGGTCACACTAATGAAGAAGTATGACAAGGCTGGAAAAAATGATTGGTCGTTTGGCGAGAAGGGTCAACCAGGCACAGCACAAAATCCTATAAAGTTAAACTAAGATGCCTATATACGTATATAATGGTGTTCATTATGATATTGACACTACTGACCCAGTAGCAGCAAAAAATAAGATTATTGCGAGTTTGCCACCTGAAAAATCTACAGTAGATAAATTTTTAGAACCACTTAAGAATATGAGTATTCAAGATTGGGGACAAAACTCAATGCTTGCTCCAGCACTTAAAACTATGAGTGCTGTAACACCATTTGGAATGTTACAACCAAGAGTAGGCGCTCAAAATTTACAACAAGGTAGTAAGCAGTTAGTTAACAAAGGTATGGAGATGGGTAAGGGTCTTGCTAATATGGTAATGAATCCTGCCGAGACAGCACAAAATGCTTATAACGCAATAACTGAACGACCAGCAGAAACAGCAGGCAATTTGGCTAAAAGTATTATATATGATCCAGAAACTATGATTGGTGCTCCAGCAGCAGCAAAGTCATTATATAATACAGGTAAAGTAGCAGTAAAAGCACCTTATAATTTTGCGGTGGGTGCTGGTAGAGGACTGGCTTACCCTCAAGGATCAAGTCCAAATTCAGCATTATTGCCAATAAGTCCTACATATGTTCCGCATGAACAAGTTAAAGAATTTATGGCTGGTAAAAGACCAGCATCAAGTTTAACACAAGAACCAACAGCACCATTATATGAAAACAATCCAGTTGCTAACTGGGCATATGGTATGGCACCTGAAAATGCTGACAAGTTAAAATTAGTTCCAGCAGCAGGAAAATTCTTTGAAGGATTAGGTGAGAACATTGGTTCAGGTTGGAGAACAAATCCATTTCAAACAGTTGGAGATATCGCAGGCTTAGTTGCTGGTGTAGGTCCAGCATATTCAGCAGCAAAAGCAGTTCCAACAGCAGCAAGCGCACTATTAAGTAGAGCAACAAATTTGGATCCCGCATTTCCTGCCGCGCAAGCAGCAGCAATGGCACGAGAAGCAGCAGGTCCAGTTGCTCCAGCAACGCCTCCAGCACCACCAGCAGGTCCACCACCATTACAATTAGGTTATACTCCTGCTCAACCTCCACCAATATATGTTTCACCAGAAGGTGTAGCATCAACAAACATGAGAGCAGCGGATCGTGCTGGTATTAATAGTAAATACCCACCACCTACAGGTCCTGGCCCAGTATCACCAGCAGAATTGTCACAACAAGTAGCAGCAAGCAAGATTCCTGAGAGTGGACCACAAGCAATGCCTGCTCCAGCAGCACAACCAGTTGTACCACCTACTCCAGTCGTTGCTCCACCAGTAGCACAACCTAAGCCAGCGCCTGTAGTTGAAACACCACCTGCGCCAACAGTAGATATTAAGGCATTAAGAGCAAGATTAGATCAAAATGAAAATCAAGTAGCACAATTGCGTGAACCAATGTTAGGTCGTAATCCTGCTGAAATGGATCCAGCAGAAGTAGCAGCATATCGTCAACAAATGGATCAGTTAGGCAGAGAACATGTTAATTTACAAAAACAAATAACTGATTTTGAAGAATTAGCAAAGAAAGAATCAAGAGCAACAGCAAAGGCTGAAAAAAAAAGGCAACCAAATAATGTAAGTCAAATGTTGACTGAAGATACTGTGTTTAATACAAAACAAGAATGGGAAAAAGCAAATCTATTCAATACATTAGCAGGTAAAAAGCCAATTGGTGGCTACAAAGAAGGCACAAATGTTGTTAGACATGAAAGACCAGATTATGGTTCAATTCCTGATTCATTACGCAAAGAATTGCCTGACATAAGTATAGTAAAGCGAAATGCTAAAGGAAAAAGGATAACAGAATGACAACACAAGAAATACTAACGCAAATCTTTAACAACAACTTTGTTGCTTACTTTCGTAGTCACGCAGCACATGTTAATATCACTGGTAGAAATTTTCGCAGCGATCATAAATTACTTCAAGGTGTCTACGAGCGCAGACAAGAACAAATTGACAAGATAGGTGAAATACTACGCACTATGCAGGAGTATATGCCATGCGATATCAATGATGTTATTAAAGATAGCACAATACCTACTGATGCGATTGAAGGTAAAGCAGATGATTTATTAGAAACAGTTATGATGGATTTAGAACATCTGTTAAATGATTATAAACTATTAATTAATATTGCTGATAGTGAGGGATATGAAGAAATAAGTAATTACGGGCAAGACCAAGCATTAGATTTAGAAAAATCTATTTGGATGTTGCGTAGCACATTAGATTAGATTAAATCGCTACAGCACTATCAAGAACTAGAGGATTTTGCGATTTTCTAATCTAGGTATCAACTAATTGGCAGGAGTAGCTTGTGTCGTGCTTACTTTTTTATATGCGTAACTACCCCGAACATCATAACCCGCTTTCTTATGTAATTTTAGAAAGCCATCTTGGTCTTTACGCATAGTTGTTGAACAGATAATACTAACATTACAAGATTTTGCCCAACTTTCCCACAAATTAATCATGTCAACAACTAACTTAACTTTTGTTCTTACAGGTAACTGTAAATCTATGTGTGCCATTCGCACCAAAATCATCTCGTCATCAGACCATGATGCTTTTTCACCACGAACGCACCAAGTATATGCTAGTAATTTGTTATTTTCGTCAATTGCGACGGAGAGTAATTGAGATAGAGGGCCATAGAATTGATTTACTACAGCAAGTGTGATATTTCGTCCGTAGATTACGGGTTCAGGGGTAAAGATATTGTCAATTTCATTCTGAAAATGAGTTTCAGCCATATTAACAATATTGTCAATGTCAAGTCCAGTAGCGGGACGCCAGTTGTAGTTCATGCTTTGCCTTTCTAATATGTATATTTAACGGTATATTGAATTTATTAATAAATACTAGTATGGAACACGAAAAAACTGAAAAGAAAAAAGGTCGCGGTGGAGTTCGCCCGGGCGCAGGTCGTCCAGCGGGCAGTAAATGCCAAGTGACTATTGAGAATTTGCTTGATACATTACATGTTAAAACAGGCGGGCATAGTTACGAGCAATTATTGATTGAGGACTTTTTAGAAGCCCGTAGAACAAACGATAAGCAATTGGTAATGAAATATCACAATTTAATATTAAACAAAGTTATGAATACTTTGGCTCGTATTGAAGTTACCGATAGTGCAGACGCAGTTGAGTTAAAGAAGTTGGCATTTGCTGACGCATTGGCTAAACTCGCAGGTATCAAGGAAGAATAAATAGTATTATGCCATTGATTAAGTCAACGAGTAAAAAAGCATTCGGAGAGAATGTTAAAAGAGAGATTGCTAGTGGGAAGCCACAAAAGCAAGCGGTAGCAATCGCCTATGCGACTAAGAAAGCAGCGGCCAAGAAAACAAAAGGGAAAAAGTAATGAAACCAAATAGCAAAACACAAGATGATTCTAATCTAAATTTTGATGGTATGGAAAAGATCGCTCCAAAGCGTTCTACTAAGTATCAGACAAATCAATGGTCAGGTCATATGAATGATGGTCGCAATGTTAACTTCGGACGCGGTCCAACAAAGGGCAATCAAGATCACGCAGCAAAGAAGGTTGGACCTCCAGCAACATTTGACAGTTATCGTGGTACTCCAACAACTAAGAGTGTGCCTGCTGTGCCTGCTCAAGGTAGTGTGCGTGATTCAATTAATCGTGGACCTCAAGTTCGCACACCTGGCGGAACTCGTACATGGGATCCTAAATGTGAACAGAATTACAAAGGTAACATAGACAAGATCAATGCCGGTAACAATGGTCCAGCAGGTCCTGGCGTATTTAAGGGATTTTAATATGAGAATTAGTACATCAAACCCACAAGCAAAAGCAATCAATCAAAAGCGTGGTCCTGCTACAGGTAATGCTGGCACACCAAGCAAGCGTAATACTTTTGTTGATATGAAGAACGATACAAATAGTGAAAAGAATCAGATGGCTCAAATGATTCAAAATGCTGTTGCTAATCGTGGTCGCGGAATGAAACCATTCATTGATCCAACTGTTGAAAGTTTACATGACAACACTGGACCAAAGAAGAATCCAACAGCAAATGGCAGCAAGTTGCCAAGCAAATATAAAAGCCCAAAGAAATTTTAAGAGTAAATACATGAGATAGCATTGTGCTGTCTCATGTTTATTGATTTGAAAGGAAAAAGAAATGAACGATAGTAACCCATGGGTAGATGAAACAACTCCAGTTGTCCCAGAGAAAAAAACAAAATCTAAATTAACAGCCCCTGTTGTAGAAGTCAAACAAGAGTTTGATGCCGAATACGACATAGACGGGCTAATGACTGACTTCCCCACAGCAAACTTACTTGAACGATTCGTCTATGACGAAACAGGTGTCGTATTGAACTTAAAAGGTCGTGCGAACAAATTAAAATATCAAGTAGCAATGGATGTGCTTAATCGCAAAGAAGTAGATTTAAAGTTTATTGGTAGCGAGAATCCATACGTTGACAGAAATGACATGGTCCCTACTGAACCATTACTACCTATCCCACCTCGTGATCCTAGTTTACCTGATCCATCACAAGTGCAAAACATATTCTTAAGTCATTATGTTCCTCACCCTGATAATGATTTCAGAGCGAGAGGCAAGAAAGTAATATGCTGGTTTAAGAAATACAAGAACGGCGTTATTAGTTATGAGATCATGGGTCCATTAGATCAAGTAGCGCATGGAACAAAGATTGACAAATATGGTCGTGAGCGTCCTGAAATTATCAAGTGGGTGAATCCACGCACTGGTGAACAAACTATTATGCGTGAAGATGGAACACTAACTCCTGTTGGTCGTAGATTGCGTAGTATGATGATGTCACTTAAAGTTAACAAGAGTAATCAATGGGATGTATGGGTTGATCGTGAATTTGGTCAATTAAATCAAGGCGCTATATCTAATCCATGGGACTTAAAATGACAGCCCGTGATAGTGAAATAAGACAAGCACAGGAACATGCTAGACATAACGATACATTAATACTTCAAAAGATTAATGCTAGTCATCGTATAGCATTTCAAGAAAAGTTTCCAGGACAAATTGAACATATCTTACGCTTACTAACTGAACGCTTACAAGCTGGGTTAGATAAGCGTGATAATGTTGTATTAGAAGATGTGTCAACATGGAAACTAAAACCTGCTGAAGTACATGATATGGCAACTGCCATTCGTAACATATTTGAAGTTCGTCAACAAGTGAGGGTAGAAGATGCTATCAACAGAAGTATTGATGGCTAGAGCCTTGCGCTGGGCAGTAGACAAATACGACCTAACAATAGATTCACTTAAAACAATACCTGGCCCACTTAAAAGCCAACTACAAGAACTAGCAATTAGCGTATGCGATGACATGCGCTATAATCAACTAAAATACTTTCGCCCATTTGACCATCAACGAACATTTTTTCGTACTGGTAATTGTGAGCGTAGAGGTATACTAGCAGCAAACCGTATTGGTAAAACAGTATCAACTTGCTATGAAACTGCCATGCACCTGACAGGAATATATCCTGAATGGTGGGATGGTTATCGCTTTGACACAGCAATCACTTGTATGGTAGCAGGTGAGGGCTGGAGTCAAGTCGCACTCGTATTACAAAACGAATTATTAGGGACTCAAGATGTCAAAATTAACGAAAGTATTGGATCAGGCGCTATACCTCGCAGTTGTATTATTACTGATACAATGCGTAATGACGGCGCAAATTGTATTGGTGTGGAAATTAAGCATATTAGTGGTGGCAACAGTTATTTGCTTTTTGCCAACTATACGCAAGAAGTTAGACAACTTCAGGGTTTCAAATTAAATTTAGCCGTATTTGACGAGCAGCCACCAGATGACTTCTTTAGTGAGATGGTAACTCGTACAGCAACAACACAAGGCAAAGTGTTATGTTCTTTTACTCCATTAAAGGGATTGAATGGATTAGTTAGCAAGTTCTGGAACAAAGAAGAAGGCTATGAATTCATCCGTGTTGCTTGGAGTGATGTACCAGAGTATGATCCCTGGGGACAACCATTTTTGTTAATGTCAACTCGTAGACAACTTGAACGAGATTACTTACCACATGAAAGAGAAGCACGAATTGCTGGTAAACCCGTTATGGGCAAAGGCGCTGTGTTTCAACTTAGTAACTGGCCCACATATGCTACAGGAGATATTGATTTTACTCGTATGCCAAACATACATAGAATTATATCATTAGACTTGGGATTAGTAAACGATAAAACAGTTATTAGTTTAATATACTGGGAACCACATGAACGAACAGCATACTTACACAAGCAAATCATTGTTCAGGGAATTGAAGAAGCAGTACCCACACAGTATATTAATCATCTACTTCGTCCTGAGGTGTTTGGTACTCCTATTGTTTTACCTGCTGACGCAAATACTAGTGGCAGATATACTATGAGTAGTAGTTCAATTAGAGAATTATTTGAGAGCTATCAATTGAATGTATATGAGAAAGCAATAATGAATCCGCCAGATAATGAAGGTCGCACAACTAATCATAAGAGTTATGGTATTAATCAGATGCGTCAAATGTTAGAAGTTGGAAGTTTAATGGTTAATGAGAATTGTACTCAATTCTTAAGTGAAGCACAGAACTATTATGTAGACGAAAGAGGTCGTTTTAGCGATCCAGACGATTGTATTGATTCGGTGCGCTATGGAATATTAGGTTGTTTACAAGGTATAGCAGAACCTTGGGATAACAGATCACCACAGCAACGCATGGCAGCGCAACGAGATCGTTATGTTAAGCGTGATGATAGTAACAAACCTGCTTGGAAAAAATCATTTTCAGCAAATTAAGGAGAAACCATGGGTAAAGGAAGCAGAGCAAGACCAATTGAAATCCCTAGAGAAGATTATAGAAGTAATTGGGATAAGATATTTGGTAAAAAACCAGAAGATAAGCCTAAAGACAATGAACAACAAGATAAGACTAAATAGAATATATGCCCTGTTAGGCACCAAAGGAACCATCAATGTTGGACATTAAAAATATCCCCGTAAGTAACATAAATCAGAACAGAAAGATAAATGCTACTTTCGTTCGTATGAAAAATCAAATGGATGTCAAAATGGCGAGTTATTTGCGCTATTTGGGCACAAAGAACGCAGTAAATCGTGCTAGTGATTATCATTACTTATGTCTTGCTGTTACAGATAGTACAGCACCTGTAAACGGGATAGATTACATTCACCCTAGTGTTAAACCAGTAGTTGACTATGCTACAGCAGTTATTGCTAAAGGATTGATGCCAAACGGCGAAATTAACTTTGAATTCGTTGCTGATGGTGAAGATGATGAGATAGCAGCAAGACAAGCAACTGATATGGTTAGCAAAGTTGTCAATCAAATGAATGATCCACACTTTATATTAGAACGCTGGATCATGGACGCTACCATGCACAAGAATGGTATGATGATGATCAAACCAATTCGTGAACCTATAGTGCGTTATATTGAAACACAAGGCACAATGGATCAACTAAGAGCATTTGAGCAGCAAGCAAGTGAAGGTGGACTTACAACATTAAGACAAAGCAAACGCAGAATTAATGTTGACATGGATAATGCGTTAGCAGAAATACAACAAAATCTTGGACAAGCAAAAAAAGATTTAGGTAAGCAGAAATTAGATGACTTTTTAGGTGCGCTATCGCTCGGTAGTGAGGATGAATCATTTGGTGAACCAATTGATCATAACATGATGGAACTAGATAACGAGCAAATGATATTAACTGATGCTGTTAATCGCAATACTATCTATTCAGCAAAATATAAACTATCTGGTTATAATCTTAATGTTAGATTTGTCCCTATAGCACAACACTATTGGATATGTGATCCTACTGTGCCACAAATGAGAGATCAACCTTTCTGTGGTTACTATGATCCAATGACTATTCAAGAAGCAATGGAAATGTATCCAGGCATTGATTTAGAAGAATTTAGACTTCATGCTGAATACAATATGAATGGTGCTTACCAAGCAGGTAGTGTGTTAAACAACTTAGCAATTCATGCTAGAGACTCTGTGCCTGTTATGGGTATACCTGTTAGTTCAGCAGCAAGTGCTGATCCAGATAGTCGCCAAGTATCTATTGTTACTGTATGGAACAAATATGATATTGACGGTGATGGTGAACTAGAATTGGTAGAACTAATCTATAGTGGTAGTTATATTATATCAGCAAAAGAAGTTGAATTCATTCCTGTTGCGAATATGTGTCCTAAGCCATTGCCAGGCAACTTCTATGGTATGAGTATTGCTGAAAGCGTTATTCCCATGCAGGAATACAACACATCAGCAGCAAGAGCAGAAATACAATTGGGTCTATTGACAGCAACACCTCGTATTGGTGTTAAGCCAGATCGTTTAGACTTTGAGATGTTACAAGATGGTGAAAGTGCTATCTTTATATTAGACAGTAAGTTTGATCCAGCAAAAGACATATATCAGATTCCTCCTCCAAGTGGCAACTTAGACTTCTTGGAAAGATCAATGAATCGTATCCAACAAGATACTATGGCTATGGTTGGTATGACAACACCTACAGATGTATTCAATCCAGAAGTTATGTCAGCAGGTAATAGTGGTATCAAACTACAATTAGCATTGACACCAAATCAAATCATACAAGACAATACAGTTCGCAATAGCGCAGAAGGATTGCGTGAAGCTATATGGTTAGTATGGCGCACATTGATTCAGTATGGTGATGATTATGGCGTTAAGAAATTAGCGCAAGGTTTTCACCCAGATAAAAAGCCAGACTTCTTAGATTATGCTGCCTGGGACGATATGAACTTCTGTGATAGAAAAGAAGTTCATTTAGAATTAGCATTAGGTATGATGAGTGAAGAAAACTCATTGGCACGACTACAAATTATACAGAAATGTCAGACTGAGTTATATCAAGCAACACAAGCAATGGTACAATCAGGAACATTAACTCCTGAAATCTACAAAAAGATTAAAAAGCCATTTGCTGATACATTATATGTTCTTGGAGTTAAAGATTGTAATAGTTACTTACCAAGTGATGATGAAGTTGCTCAGATGATTAAACAAGGTCAAGAAGCAATGAAGAACAAAGAACCTAGCCCAGAAGATAAGAAGCGACTAGCAAGTGCTAATTTAGATGGTGTTAAGGCACAACAAATAATGACTGAGTTAAGTGGACATGACGCAGAGACTCAGTTAGATTATATGGCATTAGCGCAAGGAAAGCCAAAAGTATACTCGTAAAATATGAATATATTAACCAAATCATAAATACAATATGATTAATGAAGAAACAATAGAATTTTATAATAGTAGATTGACATTAGATGTAAGCAGTTTGAAGTCGCTTTCACCAGCACAGAAAGACAAAATTAGACACTATGGTAGTCAATCAGAAGCATTATTAAAGAATAAGGATCTGGCGATGTTCGTCCATCACTTCAAGTTTGAACTTGCTGATAGATTAGCAGGTATTGGAGGACATACACCAGATGACAATGCCCAAAGAATTGCGATAAGTAATGAATTAGCAGGTATTGACAATTTCATAACTGGTCTGAAAAGAGCAGTTTATTGGAAGAATCGTATTGGTAACACAGAAGTGCCCAATACATAAATACTAAAGGAAATTAAATGACAGAAACGATCACGCCTAACGCTCCAACAAGCGCGGCCACTGAACAAAACGCAGTCCCTAGTTTAGACTCTATAGCACAGAAAATGACCGCTATGCGTGATTTAACGCAGCGTAATCAAATTCGTACTACTGAACAGGCTGAGACAGGTCAAGATGCGACGGCAGAAGCATCAAGCCCTGTGGCACCAAACAATGGAGACATTGTGCCAGAAGTTGACGATACTGAAGATAGTATTGATAATGCCACTGATGACGAATATGCCCATGAAGATGTAAGCAATTCTAATTCAGACAGCACAAGCGATGAGTTAATAGATTTTATTGAATTCGCAGAAACGAACCCTAACGCTAAGTTTAAGTTCATGCGAAACGGTAAAGAAGTAGTCGTAGATGCTAAAAAGGCAGCAGCAATATTAGGACAGGGATCGGCAATACATGAAGATGCCCGACAACTGAAGATAGAACGAGCAGAATTTGATGAATATCTAAATCAAACTCGGCAACGACAGGAGGGGCTAACATTAGCAATGGAATTTACTATCCAACCGCAGTTGAGAAAAGCGTATGATGAGATTGTGAAAACACAAAATTATCAAACAACATTTCAACAGCAGTTACAGCAGACAAATGATCCCGCGCATCAAGCACGAATTCATGCGTCCATGCAGCAGAATGAACAATATATTAGACAACAACAGAATGTAATAGGTCAGTTGAAGCCACAAATAGATCAGTTCAAACAATTGCGTGCCCAGGAGGTAGGTACCAGATTGACAGAAGCACGAAAGAATTTTACAGACAAAGAGTTGAAAAACGAATATGTCTTTAATGAGGTTCGTGAGAAAGTCGCTAAGTTATGGCCTCATGCTAATCAAGAAATGATTCCTGGAATTCCGAACATAGACCTGATATCAAGTGATGAAAACTTATTAAGTTTAGTCCGTGATGGTCTACGATATAGAAGTAAACCATCAACAAAAAATGCTGGAAGCAGCATGGCCGCTCTAACGCAGCGTAAAGGTTCAAGCACCCAAAGAGGTGACAATGACCAGTTGAGCAAACTTCGTGAACAAGCCAAGGCCGGCGATAAAAAAGCCGGAGACAATCTCTTAATGGCGCAGTTAAGTAAGCTGAGGTCAGCAAGAGGTGGTAGATAAAATAGCCTAATTACATTTTAAGGAGAATATTATGGCAGAAATTACAACCAGTCAAATTGGTAATGGTACAACCGCTTATGGGTCAGATATCGTTGTCAAGGACTTAGATTTAGACGTATCCAATCGTGTTAAAGATGATACACCTGTATTGAACATGTGTATGAGTAAAAAGCGCAAAGTTAACTCAACATTGCCTTTATGGACAGACGACATTTATCGTCTACCACAAGTTCAAGCGCAAGTTGAAGGTGCTACTGTTAGTACCAGTCAAGCAGAAAGCAATCAGCGTTACAACTTAGGTAACTACACACAGATTTTCAGTACTGTTATCGCAGCATCTGGAACCGCTCGTGCAGTTATGCAATCTGGTGGCGATCCTCAAGCATATCAAGAAGTCAAGCAATTGATTGAATTGATGTTTGACGTTGAGCAGCAATTAGTTCGTAACGATCAAATCGGTACAAAATATGCTGGTCAAACAGGAACAGCAAGTGGTCTTCCAGCAGGTCAAACTGGCCGCCGTATGGGTTCATTAGCAGCATTCGCTGGTACGCAATCTTTCAACGTAACCTCAAATGACAACACTGATATGGTGACTTTCACTAATAATGAAGATACCGACTCCGCTACTTATGTAGTAGGTCAGTTGAATGTTACTGGTGGTGGTAGTAACTACTTTGGATCTAGCGATTTCGTGAATCAAGTATTCAGTCCAGTATTGTATAAGCAATTGGTAACTGTTGCTGAAGAACGCTACAACGCTAAAATCCGTTCAATGGTTGCTCCAACAAGTTTGAGAACAATCATTAGTGATAACATCGTTAGTTCAAACAACAACGTAAACCGTCGTAATGTTGAGCGTGGTGACACGATTCAAACATACGAAGGTGACTTCAACTACACTTATGAAGTTTATGATTCTTGGATCATGGACCAATCAGGTGTAAGTAACTCAATCTACTTCTTGAATGAAGATGTGTTACAATGGGGTTCATTGCGTGATCTAGGACCTAACAATGAAGTATTCAGTAATGCTGACGCTTCACTAGACCAATTCATCATGGAAGGAACATTAATTGTTCGTAACCCTGCTGGCGTTGGTATGTTGAATCAGATTACCAATACAGGTTCACTAGTAACTACACCACGTGGTTCTACAATAGTACAACGTGTAAACACTGGTGCTGGCGATACATATTAATCACTAGATTAATACAACAAGAAAAGCCCCTTCTGGGGCTTTTTTTGTAAGTATGCACAATAAAGTAATAAAGACTAAATATATACATGAACAATATAAACGAACCTGAATATTTAAGCGACAAAGAACCTGAAAAGAACCACGATTATTGGAGACAAGATCATGGCGGAATGGTAACAAATCATAATGGTGTAGCAGATAAATTACTAAAGAATGACAAGTTATATCAATCAATGAAGGGTGACTGGAAAAGAAGTGATTGGAATAAAAGCAAGAACATTAAAGTAACGACTGGTCGTGAAGATGGTAAGTTTTTTATTCAAAGAGAACAACATAATACAGATGAAGTAGCAGAATATTGCGCTCAATATCGTAAGTTAGCAGAAATGGGAGTTCCTGATCCATTAGCACCATTGATGCCAGACGGCAAACTTGGCTATAAATGGATGGATTTACCAACAGTTATTTCTATTCGTATTAGTGATGAGTATTTTGGTGGTATTCCCTGGAACGCACTTAAGAATGATAGAACATTAAAAGCACAATTCTATCGTGTAGTTCAGCAAGAATACCCACAATATGTTTGCTATCCACATGGCAAATTACCTATTCCAATTGAGGTCCCGTACCCAAGTAAAGTAGGACAACAGAAATTTTTTAAAGGACATTAATAATGTTTGTAATCCCAACAGGTGATGATCTAGTATCATATATTCAAGATTTTACTGGAAGCACTAATACAGCAGAAATTAAAAAGTGTATCTTTTTATGCGAGTTATCAATGCGTAATATTGAATTACCAGCATTGCGATCTGACCCATACGCAGCAGAAAACATTGGTGTAGTAGATCAGTATGGCGGGATACCAATTCCTGGCGATATGAACAAACCTATATTGTTCTTTAAGCAGGGACAACAATATACAACTAGTGCTACTTGTACCGGAACAAGTGGCACAAACACAATAACATTACAATCAACGCCACCTCAATCATTACAACCTGGGATGAATGTTACTGGAACTGGAATTGCTGACGGATGTACTGTAAACGCTGTGGGTGGTTCAGCAATTGGATCAACTATAACTCTTTCATTAAACAATACTGGTACAGTAAGTGGCGAAATAGTATTTACAACTCCACCTGCTCCAAGCAGTCAAACTGGACCATGGATCGTATATGATCGTATTGGCGACAGAGATATCATTACACAGGGCATGATTGCTCAATTGTATCTACAACCAGTTAATGTACCAGCAGTTATTCGTGGTAAGTTTAGTGAAGTTGGACAACGCTATAAGTTCTTACCTTATGTAGCATCAGGTGACTTAATTAATTTATATTACTATAAAGCATGGCCTTTATTGTTTGCTCCTGTAGAAGATACTATTTTAGGATTAACTGGCACAGTAGGCAGTATCACTGGAAGCGGCCCATGGGCAGCACAAATTACTGGATTGACAGACACAACTGGTGTTACTATTGGTGATCAAATATCAGCAACAAATGATACTGGTAGTTTAGGCACTGGTTCATTTTATGTAACAGCAGTTGATAGTTTGACAAGTATTACATTTTCAGCAATTGGTGGGTCAACTCCGGTAGCAGGTGATGTAACTGATGTTAAGATTATCAACCAAACAGTACAAACAAACGCTGTATTACAAACATGGGTTGAAGGATATGTTTATGGAACATTGCGTGAATACTATATCAAGCGTCACAATTTAGAAGATGCTCAAATATATGGATCAAAATTTGACAACGCAGTTAATACTGTAGAAGATCAAAACAACCTTGGCAAGTGGAGTGGTGGACATACTAGATTAACTAGCGTATGGCAACCAAGACAATATCGCCAATATAACATAAAGTAAAACTATGGCAAATGTAGTATCATCAAATAACTTAACAACACTATACAGTGGTAGTGGTGGCAATGTTGTCATACTAACGCCAACTGTGCCTGTTGTTGATAATAGTGTAGCAAGTAAGAATCTTACTACATTGTATAGTGCAAAGGGTGTGGGCACCGTAGTGTCACCTACAAATGGTAGTGGGTTAACTGGTGCTACAGGGCCACAGGGTGCTACTGGTGCTACTGGCTTAGGTGCAACTGGTGCTACTGGCCCAATTGGTGCTACAGGACCATCAGGTGGGCCCGTTGGTGCAACAGGTGCTACTGGTGCTACTGGCACAATAGGTAGCACAGGTGCTACTGGTGCAACAGGTGCAACTGGCTTAGATGGTGCAACAGGTGCAACTGGCTTAGATGGTGCAACAGGTGCTACAGGCATAGGTGCAACTGGTGCTACTGGACCAATTGGTGCTACAGGACCATCAGGTGGGCCCGTTGGTGCTACAGGTGCTACTGGCTTAGATGGTGCAACAGGTGCAACTGGCTTAGATGGTGCAACAGGTGCTACAGGCATAGGTGCAACTGGTGCTACTGGACCAATTGGTGGTAGCAACACGCAAATTATATTCAATGATAGTGGTGTAGCAAATGGATCAGCAAATTTAACTTTTAATAAAACAACCAATGTATTAACTATACTTGGGCCTATTATTACTCCTGGAAACATCCAAATAGGTAATACGGCTACTAATAGTGTGATTGGATTAAATTCAATTGCTATTGGCAATGGTGCAATGTCAAATACTTCAAATCTTGGTTTTGCGGTGGCTGTTGGCAGATATGCAGGGTATGAATCGCAGGGTAATGGTTTTGTTGCTATCGGTGAGGGCGCCGGTAGAAATAACTTTGGATATGGCGTTGCTATAGGTTCAATAGCTGGCGGCTCATTTAGTGGGGGCGGTAGTGGCTTATATAGCATTGCTATTGGATATGGCGCAGCACCAACAGATTGGGCTAACAATTCTATTGTATTAAATGCTACTGGAACATATGTAGATCAGGCAGTACCAAATACATTTACCGTAAAACCAGTTCGTAATGCTAATACAGCAAATGTAATGTTTTACAATAACACTACTGGTGAAATAAGTTATGATACTCTTACTGGAGTAATTGGTGCTACTGGAGCAACAGGCCCTCAAGGATCAACTGGTGCTACTGGGGTGGGATCAACTGGTGCAACAGGGATAGCAGGTAATGATGGTTCAACAGGTGCAACAGGTGTAACGGGTAATGACGGCTCAACTGGAGCGACAGGCGTAGCAGGAACAAATGGATCAACGGGTGCTACTGGTGCAACAGGGATAGCAGGTAATGATGGTAGCACAGGTGCTACTGGTGTAACTGGTAATGATGGATCAACAGGTGCTACTGGTGTAACGGGTAATGACGGCTCAACTGGAGCGACAGGCGTAGCAGGAACAAATGGATCAACGGGTGCTACTGGTGCGACAGGTATAGCAGGTAATGATGGTAGCACAGGTGCTACTGGTGTAACTGGTAATGATGGATCAACAGGTGCTACTGGTGTAACGGGTAATAATGGTAGCACAGGTGCTACTGGTGTAACTGGTAATGATGGTTCAACAGGTGCTACTGGTGTAACTGGTAATGATGGTAGCACAGGTGCTACTGGTGTAACTGGTAATGATGGTTCAACAGGTGCTACTGGTGTAACTGGTAATGATGGTTCAACAGGTGCTACTGGTGTAACTGGTAATGATGGTTCAACAGGTGCTACTGGTGTAACTGGTAATGATGGTTCAACAGGTGCAACAGGTATAACTGGTAATGATGGCGCAACAGGTGCAACAGGTGTAACTGGTAATGATGGCGCAACAGGCGCAACTGGTATAACTGGTAATGATGGCGCAACTGGTGCAACGGGTGCCGCAGGCTCTACCGGTGCTACTGGGCCGATCGGTGGCAGTAATACTCAAATCATATTCAATGATAGTGGCACAGCGAATGGTACAGTAAATCTTACATTTGACACAACAACAAATGGTTTTACTATAGGCAATACTCTTGCTCTTACTGATAGTTGGCAATTTTTCCCATTAGCACAAACAATACCAAACACTAATTTTACAAGTGGATTAACTAGTAGTCAAATTAAAAATGTTAAGCCCGGGTCAGGGCAATGGATAATTACTAATATAATAACTGACACTGGTGTTGCTAATCGCGGCGGTGATCTTATTGTAGCAAATATTAATTTAGTAAAAAGTAATTCTACTAATGGCACAGCATTTATGTCTCGTGAGGCTATTTTCAATACGGGTTCAATAGGAAATGCTAACACAGATTCAGCAATTGGTGGTAGTTCTTGGCAATTGGCTATGCCAAGTATTAGAGCAAATCTTGCTGATCCAACTATTAATCCTAGTAGTGGTGGAGATTTAGCTAGCAGGGGATTATTTGTACAAATGGCTGGTAGTGCTGGATTATCTCTTACACAATCATTACCTATAGCGTCAGCATGTGCCATAGGGTTATTAAATTTAACTGGATTTGGTAAAGCAACAACAGGTGGAGTTGGTAATCTACCACAATCAACCGCAATCAATATTACGATGAATCGTGGTAATTTTAGTGTACCAACTGGAATTCAGCCTAGCGATTATATTGGTAATATTAATTTTATACCGGCAGCAGCATATGATCCTGGAACTGGCAATATTAGAGTAAGTGCCCAAAGATATCCAGTAATTGCTCCAAGAGTTGATAGTAGTTATGTTCAAAATACAGCAAATATTAATCCAATAATACCAGCAGGTATTGATATTGTTGTATCTAATGGAACAGCAAATTTGACAACAAGTTTCTGGGCTAATGGTAATGTAACATTTGCTAACAGTATAAATGTACCTGGTATCAGCAACTTGGGACCCAATGGTAATGTAATTATTACTGGTGGAAGTAGTGGGTATGTATTAAGCACAACTGATGGTTTAGGTAATCTTGCATGGATCACGCCAACAAGCGGGGCTACTGGTCCAACTGGTGCAACAGGCCCGCAAGGTGCAACTGGTGCAACTGGTGATATAGGTGCTACTGGATTAGAGGGAGCAACTGGTCTAACTGGTGCAACAGGCGACATAGGTGCAACAGGCCCGCAAGGTGCAACTGGTGCAACTGGTGATATAGGTGCAACTGGTTTAACTGGCGCTACTGGTCTAACTGGTGCAACTGGTGATATAGGTGCAACTGGTTTAACTGGCGCTACAGGTCTAACTGGTGCAACTGGTCTAACTGGCGCTACTGGTCTAGATGGAGCAACTGGATTAACAGGTGCTACTGGTGACATAGGTGCTACTGGTCTAGATGGAGCAACTGGATTAACAGGTGCTACTGGTCTAACTGGTGCAACTGGTCTAACTGGTGCAACAGGCGACATAGGTGCAACTGGATTAACAGGTGCTACAGGTCTAACTGGTGCAACAGGCGACATAGGTGCAACTGGATTAACAGGTGCTACTGGTGATATAGGTGCAACAGGTCTAGAAGGTGCTACTGGTGCTACTGGATTAGGTGCTACTGGTGCTACTGGTCCAACTGGTGCTACTGGTGCTCAAGGCGTATCATCAAGTTTATTTGAGTATAGATCAAACACTGGCGCAATAAGTGGTTACCCGGGTAATGGTGATATTCTTTGGAACAATGCAACACAGGCAAGTGCTACACAAATTAATGTAAGTCATTTGACTGATAACGGCATAGACATTGATATCTTTTTGGCAACTATACAAGCAACTGAATCAATAACAATTCAGGATCAAAGTAATAGTAGTAACTATCAAACATTCGTTGTTAGTAGTGCTACAACAAATATTAATCCAGGCACAGCAACAAGTTATTGGACAATACCAGTAACACTAACAGCATCTGGTGGAACCGGTACAACTAACTTCCCGAACAATCATCAGTTGTTTATAGCATTAGTTAGTGGTGTAACTGGTGCAACAGGACCGCAAGGTAGTACAGGTGCTACAGGACCTGCTGGAGCAGATGGCGCTACAGGTGCTACAGGACCTGCTGGAGCAGATGGTGCTACAGGTGCTACTGGTCTAGATGGAGCAACTGGATTAACAGGTGCTACTGGTCTAGATGGAGCAACTGGATTAACAGGTGCTACTGGTATAGGTATTGACGGCGCTACTGGCGCAACAGGATTAGGCGCAAGTGGAGCAACAGGTCCACAAGGTGCTACAGGTATAACAGGGGCAACAGGCCCAAGCGGTGGAGGAGGATCATCAGATCCAGACTTTACACCATCATTTTTATTAGGCGGAATGTAACATGGCAACAAACTATAAAGTATTGGGACAATCAATCCCATCAGCAAACACTAACACAACATTGTACACTTGCGCTACAGCAAATGGTGCAGTGGGTAGTACATTAAGTGTATGTAATCAAGGTAACGTAGCAACTAATGTAAGAACAGCAGTAAGAGTTGCCGGTGCAGCAATTGAAGCAAAACAATATATTGTTTATGATGCTGTTGTAAGTCAAAACGACACCTTGTTTTTAACATTGGGCACAGCAATAGCAAATACTGATATTGTAACAGTATATGCAGGTACAGCAAATGTATCGTTTAACTTATTTGGTTCGGAGATAACTTAATGTCTATCAATGTTGCTAGTCAAACAGGTATTACTAATGGTCGTAGAAATACGCCACCAGTATATAATTATCCTGTAACAACTCAAACATTAACACCATATGTTCGTCCTAGTGATTGGCTTACCATGACCACGGTACTTAACACGGAGCAAAAAATAGTATTGTTATATGCTGTATTCAATGATGAATCAAATATTCTAGGTATTATATGTACTACTAGTTCTGGTAACTTTAATATTGACTGGGGTGATGGAACCAGTTCATTTTCTGGAGCAAGTAATACAACTGCCTCACATAAATTTGATTGGAATAATGTTTCCGCCGCTACATTAACTACTAGAGGTTATAGACAAGTTCTTATAACTATAACTCCTGCATCAGGAAATTTAACAGGATTTAGTTTGAATACAAAATATGTTGATACTACAACTACTATACCTAACTATATTTGTAGAATATTAGAATCAATTGTTAGTGGTCCGTTTCTGACATCAATTAATCATGGTAGTAATGCTCAAGTACCTGGACTAATGGAACAAGCACAAATATTATCTACTGGTACTAATTGTAATTTGACTAATTGTTATATAAATGCTTATAATTTACAAAGTATAGTTGGTATATCAGCCAATACTGGAACTATAATTAATGCAACTTCAATGTTTCTAAATTGTTATAGACTTCAAGCACTACCATTATTTAATACTTCCCTTGTTACTACTACTAGCAGCATGTTTGGTCAATGTTATAATTTAATATCTGTACCATCATTTGTTTTAACTTCTTGTACAACTTTGTCTAGTATGTTTATAAATTGTTTTAATTTAATAAATGCGCCACAATTAAGTATTAATACTACTACAGCAACTACTATGTCAGCGATGTTTTCTGGATGTACATCTTTAACTAATGTTCCTTTGTATAATACTGTTAATATTAATAATATGTCTCAAATGTTTCAAAATTGTTATTCGTTAAAAACATGTCCTAATTTTAATACAATTAAAGTAACTAGTATGGCTAGTATGTTTTCTGCCTGTTGGGCATTACAAACAGTACCGTTGTTTAATTATATTGTTTGTACTAATACCTCTGTTATGTTTAATGGTTGTTATTCATTAAGAACAGTTCCTCCATTAAATTTACCAGTAGTTACAAATATTAATCAAATGTTTAATAGTTGTTGGAATGTTGTATCAATTGGCACTATTACCACTAGCACAGCATTAACTAATATTGCACAAGCATTTGTTCAATGTCGTAGTTTAATTAATTTACCATTAATTACTAATACCATTAATTGTACATCATTATATCAATTGGTATGGACAGCCAATAGTTTAGTAAATGTAGCAAATCTTGCTTTATATAATACAAGCAATGTAACAAATTGTCAGGGTACATTTGGTCTATGTTCATCATTACAAACAGTGCCTGTCTTTACTACTACAAAAGTTACTGATATGTATCAGATGTTTTATTCGGCAGGGATAATTAATGCTCCATCATTAGATACAGGCAATGTTCAAACCATGGAGCAAATGTTTTATTTTGCGTCCTCACTAACTACTATACCCGCATACAATACATCAAAAGTTACTAACATGAGTGTTATGCTGCAATCAACACCGGCATTAGCAACAGTTCCAGCATTTGACACAAGCAATGTAACTAACTTTACTACATTTCTATATCAAAGTGGCGCAAGATCGTTTGATGCTAATTTGAACACATCAAAAGGCACAACTTTTACTAACTTTGTATCATTAAATTATAATTTACAAAGTATACCGGCATTTAATATGGCTAATGCTACTAGTATTGGAGCAGCATTTAATAATAATCAAAATTTAGGTAATTTCAATGCTACCAATATTAAAATAACTACTTCATTTGCTAGTAGTTTGTTGGGTGTCAATGCTTTACAAGGTATTTTTGCTAATTCAATATTATCAAACAATACTACACAAACAATTACAATAACAGGTAATCCAGGTGCTACTACAGCATTAACTAAAACGGTAGCATGGACCAATACAAGTAATGTAATGACTATGGCTAATACAGTAAATGTAATAGTTGGGGCACAAGTTAGTAATACAGCCAATGTTAACTTAGGTTATGTCGGTACACTTGCAAGTAATAAAGTAAGTGTGGCATCAGTAATAGATGATAATACAATTGTATCATTTACTACAGTTACTACAAGCAACGCATTAGCAAATACACTTTACTATACAAGTAATCGTTCTGGAGCAGGACCATACATGTATGATATAAGTACAACACAAGGTGGAACACCAAATACATTTACTAATGGTACAGCAAATATGCGTGTTAATTTATTAGTTACAGCAGTTAATACTAATGCTAATGTTATATTAAGTGCTTACCCTGCAGGTAATGGAACAGCAACTACTGTAACAACTAGAACATTAAACACAAACTTGGCAGCATACAAAGGCTGGACTGTAACAGGATAATATATGATTGAAGAAACAATACCAACCCCAGGCTTTTACAAAAAAGAAAATGAAGAATTACTTCATGGTCCTAACTTTGTCATTTTTCCAGATGGTGTAGAATTATTTATAAACTTAAAAGATACTTACACCTACCCAGTCAATGATTGGTACTACTTTGATAGTGAAGAACTAGCAAGAATTTTCTTTAATTTGCCGGCACTAAATAAAGATGAACATGCTTGAAACACTAGTAGCGTTTATTAAAACTTTGCCAGCTTGGTTAGCAACTGTAGCAGAGGTATTAATTGTTGCTGTTATCTTTTTAACAGCAATGACTTTTTTGATGGGAGTATGGTGTGGACTTAGAATCATTGGCCAACGTGCGAATAGAATCAGAGAAATATCATTCTTTCCGCCTAAAATTGTATTTCAAGAAACTCAAGATTAAGATAAGAATAGGAACAGAAAATGGCAACAACAAAATTAAAAGGTGTCTCACTACAAGACAGATTGCATTATTATACAAAGATCAATAGTAATGGATGCTGGGAATGGCAAAACAGCAAAAACAATAGTGGGTATGGATTCATTCGTGATGGTAAAAAAATGCGAACGGTTCATAGAGCAAGTTATGAACTACATCACAACACAATTGTCCCACATGACATATGTGTTTACCATACATGCAGCAATTATATTTGTCTTAATCCTGCTCATCTAGTAACTGGGTTACGCAAAGATGTAACAGACTATATGATTTTACAGGGCAATGATAACTCGTTTGGTGGCAACGCTATTGAATCTTGTAAACATTGTAACAGGTCAATGAAGCGCAATTTATTAAAAAGATGGCACAATGACAAATGTAAACTTTTTACAAGTTTGATATAAACAGATAAATAGTTGTGTAGATGATTGATATTCTGATTGCATGTCTTTATTCCTATCTAACGCTAATGCCATTGCGTTAAATCCCCGTCAATCATCTACACTTATAATTACTCTGGAAAAGAGATTGTCCCCGTCTAGTATGGGGATTTTTTTTGGGTAAAAAAGTCAAAAAAACACGGTAAAAGTAACCATATTCTCTTGCTTGTATAAATACAATGTGAGATAATACTTACATGTTTGAAACGAAAGGAATATATATGCTACAAACATTTAATGTCGCCGGAGTTGCGACAAATAAAGAGGGACAAGTAAAGATTAAATACGCTAACAACTTAAAGAGTCGTAAGAAAGTATTAGAGAAAGATGGCTACGAAAACATTTATTTTGTACAATTTAATAATAGGATGACAAAGTTTGCGTTAATGGAATTATTGTTAACACATCCACAATTTCAGGGAAGTGATTCTGTATCTTTGAACTCTTGGCGCCGTGCGGTGCTTGAAGAATATAAGCGTCTTGGTGACATTCAACACAAGCGTGACATAGCATTGACACTATCTTTAGGTGTAGATGAACACAAACTAGTTAATGATAGTTTAATGGTGGTAATGTAATATGGCTAAAGGATATGATGTAGATCAATTTGTAATGGATCTTGAAGATTATCAATTTCATGCTTGGACTATGAAATGTCCTAACATATTACGAGCATTAAAAGATAAACGATTAACTACTAATCGTTATGTAACTGAAAATACAACTAAGTTTGAGAATAGTGATTTTACTCATTATGCTGGTTGCTGGTTTCATGTAAGTTATGGTAAAGATACAAGCATACCATTAAGTACATGGGCAAAAGAATGTGAACGAATGGGACTACGCTGGGAGTTGCGTCAAGTAGGTGATTATCATGTTTGCGTATTCTTATTACATAGTCCTAACTGGATCTATCATCAGCAACTTAGAAATCGTGAAACAGACGAGGATATTGCTATAATCAGATGGAATAGTGATAAGGGACATTTTGAAAAGATATACAAAGTATGGAAAGATCCTAGTGGATTAATTGAACTTGGTGATGATAATCCTAGAAAGTGGCCTCCTACAGAAGTATACCCTAACTACGCTGGAAAATCTGTCGGTAGTGGTAGACCTCGTAAGAAAACGAAATTACCACAAGCACCAAACAGTTATGATGGATATCTGGGCGCTAGTGATATATAAAAAATTAAACACATACACACATGATAAATACAATGTAACTTTTGACAGAGTTATATCATTCCTAATGTCAATCGTGAACCGATGTTGGTAGCGTCGGTTCACACTCTCTACCAGGAGGTTGACAAAACGGAAAAACATTAAGGAAATGAAATGAAATATAAAACAATTAGCGAATTTGAAGTAGCAAGTATAGATGATCTATACGAGGCTATAGAGGAAGCCGACGAAAACATTGATCTATATGATCGTATGTGTGAAGAGGTCTTAAAGAATATGTGGCTTGAATTTAGAGACACATTGTATAATTATATGAGGGACAAATATGATAGACAATGAATTAAAACTATTAACAAACTGGAGATTTGTTCCTATCAATAGAGGTGAGAAAGGGCCAAGAAGTAAAGATTGGCAGAAGAAACACTATACATTAGATCAAGTCCCTCAACATAGTAATGTTGGCGTTATATTAGGGCCCGCGAGTGGTGGCATTCTTGCTATTGACTTTGACGGGCCCTGGGCTTGGGAGTATTGGCTTGAACATATTAAGATACCTTTTACTGAGATAGATACAGTAACATGGACAAGCAATAAGCCGGGAAGATGTCAAATGGCATTTCAAGTTCATCCTGACTTCTGGCATCATATGCCTGTAAAGTTTGCGATCAATGGGCCGATCGGTCTTGATGGTAAGACACAACAGTTAGAGTTTCGCTGGGGCAATGATGATGCTGGCTTTCAGTCAGTTCTTCCGCCAAGCATTCATCCAGATACAATTAAAGATCCTAATATATACTATAACTGGGTTCGTAGTCCAAGTCAAGTTAGTGTTCAACAAGCGCCTGCTGATTTACTAGAATGGATATATAATTATAAGATAGAAAAAGAACCTGATGTTGTTGAATTTGTTGACTATCCAAAGAATACGCCAGAAGATGTGGCTAAAATTGCTGAAGAATTTAATCAACTTTACCCGAGGTTAGACTACGATACATGGATTAGAGTCACTTGGGCATTCTGTCACGCACTTGGAACAAGTGATGGCGTTATGTTGATGAAGTATTACTATCCTGAACTAAAGAGCGGCGAATATAAGAAATTAACTAGTAGTAAGTATACTGGTAAAAAGGTGACTATCGCAACTATCATTAAAATGATAAAGGATAGGAAGGGGCAGCTTGCTTCAAACAAAACAACAAAGTATCAAATGCTTGTGGAAGATATGAAGTTGTTATCAAAAATATTAAAGGAAAAGAGAAATGGAAGAGAATATAAATCTGGAAACTCAACTGAAGAATTTAACTGAAAGCCAACTTCAGCAAGTACTAGATTCACTTAAAAAGACACCGATTGTTTTTAGTGAACTGAAAGGTGATGGTAAGCCAAAGAATACTATTGAAAACTTTAAGCTATTATTAACACATTATGGTATTAGTATAAGGTATAATGAAATGAGCAAAGAATATCAAATAGATATTCCAAACTTAAAGTTTCATTCTGACTTACAGGCTAACTCAAGTGTAGCACAAATTCGTAGTTGGGCTCATACGCAGGGATTCCCTGTAACAGAAATAGACAATTATATTATTAATGTTGGTGGTGAGAATAGTTTTCATCCTGTAAGAGATTGGCTAGAAAGTGGGCCAGAATGGGATGGAGTTGATAGATTACCAGATTATTATAATTCAATTATACTTGCTAAAGATAATCCCATGAAAAATGAAATGATGCGTAAGTGGGCATTAAGTTTAATTGGCGCAATATATCATCCGGGATTTAGATGTGAGGGTGTTCTTACACTAAGTGGTGGACAGGGTAAAGGTAAAACAATTTGGGTTGATAATTTGATACCTAAAGAACATCGTAGTGTTTGGAATAAGGGTGGTGTTGTTATTGATACACATAATAAAGATACTCAGATCAAAGCATTAAAGTATTGGATCTGTGAATTAGGTGAAGTTGATGCGACTTTTAGGCGCAGCGATATTGAGGCATTAAAAGCGTTTATCACAGAAGATAAAGATGTCCTTCGTTTGCCTTATGAAAGAAAGCCAAATGAATATAACAGACGAACTGTATTCTACGCTACGGTAAATGAATCTGAATTCTTACAAGATAGTGAGAATAGACGCTTTTGGGTGTTAAGTATCAGTGGATTTAATCATGGTAAACTTGATCCATATCAGTTTTGGAAACAGATTAAAGTCATGTATGATGAAATTAAACATAAGGTTGCTAGTGCTGAAGATAGAGAAAAGAACAATGAATATGGTTGGTTTATGAGTCCAGATCAAAGAAAAGAAATGGCTCCATTACAAGAAACATATAAAACTGTTGAACCTGTTGAGCAAGTATTAGAAGATAACTTACATCCACCTCACAATAATATTGGTGAATGGCGTAATACTACTAGCATACTAAAAGCGTGTGCGTGGGGAGTTCCTAACAAGAGAGATGGGAATATAGCGTCAAAATGGTTGCGTAAAATGGGCTATAGCGAAGATACGAGAAAAAGATTTCTAGTTGACATGATAGTACAAGATGTAGCAACTGGGCAAGATATAAAAAATACGGTCTTTTTTAAGAAATTGAACAAATAATGTACATCAACCTCATCAACCTCATCATCTCAATAGCCGAGATGATGTACGAAAAACGATGTTCTAGGCGCCTCTAATGCTATATTACACTAACCTCATCATCTTTTAGTATATTTAATAAAACTATACGGCATACTATTATAGAGTTTACAATTGATAAAAGATGATGAAGTTGATGAGGTTGATGTAACAAAATAATAAAGATAAGATATACATAGGTAAATATTAGAAATGAAAGAATTTATGAAACAGACAACACATTGGAACAGATATTACAGATTTGAGAATGGTATAAAGATCATTCAGAAGTTTGACATAGGTATAGATCCAAACAAAACTACAGAACACACAGATTGGGTTAGAGGCACAGGCCCACTAACTCCCGAATTGTTAAATAGACTATCAGAGATCAATAGGCTTAACTGGAGTAACAAACCCAAGACACTTGAGCAGAGACAGAAGATGGCTGATGCAAGTAAAGGGAGAAAAAAGAGTGATGCACATCGTGAAAGCCTCAGGAAAGCGTGGGAGACCCGCAGGATCAGGGAAAGTGGTTCTAGCGCCACTAGTGAAGCAAAAGCCTAAACAATTACATGAACAATATTATATTGATCACGAATCTCTTGACCTCTCTTGCATCTTTGAATACAATGATATTCTTAAGTATTGGCGTCACCGTGGTTATCATTGTAGAGATTGTGGCAGTTCTGCTAACAATCCTGATATCCATGCAAGAAAATGTAAAGGTAAGAAACCTGAATGAGAATCATTCTCATTTAGAATCTTATCAAAATAAAACATAGGTATCTACACATACAACATAATCAACCTTTATAACTAAATACTATAGAGGTTAACTAAAACTAAATATGGCCAAAATAAACAATCCAATAGACGAAGTTCGTATACCGTTCAGTCAAATGAGTTTCACTCCTGATGTGCCTTCAACAGCGTTAGGACCTAATGAATACAATGAAGGCGTTAATGTTGAGACAGATGTTAGAGGCATACGCTCAATGGCAGGTGAACAACAGATTCTTCCAGTATTACCAGACGGTGAAACATATGGTCCGCCTACATTTGTCACTGGAGGCTTTCGTCAGAGTGGTGAATGGTGGTTCGTTGTGGCAACAGCAGCAACAGACACAGACCCAGGAGCATGGTTAGCGTTCAATCCTAGCACACAAGCATGGGAAGATATTACTCCCACTG